AACATTTGACGTCAAGAATCTTTTCTATAACGTCAAGCATATTCTCGAGAGAATCGATAATGTACACTGTATTGAAACTCAGCTATACTCCGACTATATCGGCGTAGCAGGTACTACTGATTGTATTGCTGAGTACGAAAATACTTTAAGCATTATCGACTTTAAGACAGCCAATAAGATCAAACAAAAGAAGCATATTTATAACTACTTTATGCAAGCATCTGGCTATGCTGTAATGTACGAAGAGCGTACAGGTATTCCAGTACCGCAAATCGTAATCATTATGGTAAGTGATGACGACTACGAAGTGTTTGTAGAAAAGCGTGATAATTATATTTTTAATCTAATCGATCTAGTAAAGCAATACAAACAGGTAAATGGATAATGCATCTACAAGATTATTGTATGGTTTTTGATAATGTTATCACGAAAGAAAACTGTGATCTTATTATCAAAAACTTCGAACGTAATAGTGATTATCATGAGCGCTTTGATAATGATTCTAAGCCCAATTTTACACAATTGAATATTACGCGAAATAAAAATCTACCAGGTCTTGAACAACTACATGACTATATTTTAAAGACATCGCAACGAGTAGTCAGTGAGTATAGGCGTAATACACCTGACTGTATTTACTGGCCAGCAAAGTATGCTTATGAAGAGTTTAGAGTTAAGCGATATCTTAATGATGGTAATGATAGCTTTAGCGATCATATCGATGCAACAGACATTAGTACTTCCAAACGATTCCTGGCATTCTTTTGGTACTTAAATGATGTTGAAGAGGGAGGTGAAACAGAGTTTCTAAACTTTGATCTCTCTGTAAAACCAAAAGTAGGAAGACTGTTAGTTTTTCCACCTATGTGGTTATATCCTCATAGAGGTAATACACCCATTTCAAATACTAAATATCTTATAGGTTCCTACCTACACTTCGTTTGAGGGGCATAATTAGGATCGACGGCGGCCTGGCTGACCGGACCCGAGAGGCAGTAGCTCGGATGCTCCACCAATTTTGCTATATAATGTATACGCCAACGATAATTGGAATATTGACTATCGCACAGCTGCGTAGTCGGGGCAACCGGAGCCTGGCAACAGAATCCGGCACTTTATAGGGCATAATATGAAAATGAGACCTCTACACTTTATTACTCGTGAAAAAGAATACAACTTAATAAACCAATTATTAACAATCATAGACAATAGAAAATTTGATCCATCCGATACCGCTGTATTGATGGTATCTCCTGACTATTCCGCTACCGTAGCCATGCATCTATGTCACGCGTGGTCTAAGAATGGTGATATTATAAAACCTATTGCTGTAGATGTTACTTTTCCTGATGAAGACCCTGCACCATTCATTACTAGACTCAAAAATCAAAAATGTGATATTACACAGTATAAGAATCTAGTACTTGTAGAAGCGGGTATTATAAGAGGTGGTAATTGGAAATGGATATTAGATACTCTTATTTTTGATTTTGGCTATAAAAGAGATAACATAACGTTAGTAGCCTTGGTCGAAAATATACATTCTAAAATTAAATCTGACTATGTGGCTGAGTACTATGATGATGAAAAAGAAGATCTAACTTTTTATTATGAGCGCTTTAATAAGCACTGGCCAATCAGATAATTCTTGATATTTTATTTCTAATGAGCTATTATCACTTATAACTTAAGTGAGCAAGAAATGATTCCGAAAATTCGAACGTCTAATACTGTTCTGCGTGAGATCGAGCTAATCGTCTCTCAGAAGAACGTATCGTATATCGACGCAGCACTATATTATTGCGAGAAAAATAACCTTGAACCGGATATGATTGGTGATATGATTCGTTCATCTCCCATCTTCAAGAGTAAGGTTCAGATCGAAGCTGAGAAGTTAAACTTCCTTCCCAAGGCTTCGCGCCTGCCAATCTAATGACTCCCTTCGAAGCCTTTACCAAGTACCTCGCACTGAAGAATCACTTCAGTAGCGACTACGACTATTTTCAATATAATGGTAAAGTTACGGCTAGAATCGAAACATTTGAAAAGCGCCGAGACAAGTATCAGTTCTATAAGCTTTCCAAGAAGAAAGACGTGGAAGGGTTTCTAGTTGCTAACTTTATCGCAGATGATAAGAATTCTTGGATTGGAGATCTAATATCTAAAGAGTCAGAGGAAATCTATAGTAGATGGAAAGCTAGACAGGAATCTCTAACTTATAATTATAAGAATGATCTCAATAAGTTAGATGATGATTTGGATTTGAACTTAAAGGTAGTAGAGGGTGAATATCCTAAACTATTGAGACTATACCAGTACAATGATATAACTATTGAGACGGTAGTTATACTTAATAAGGTAGTAAAGTTTATTCCACACTGGACTAATAAAATAGCTGATAGTATAATATGGCCAGAATACAAGAGGAGATTACAAAAATATGAACCTTTCGTAAAATTTGACCCCTTTAAGATGAAGAAAATTACTCTTGAACGCTTTACATGATATATAAGGATACTATATTATGTATAAAGTGAACAAGAATGACACACGCAATACACAACATACGATTCATACGGAGAAAAAATCTAATGTCTAATACTTTTGCATCACTAAAGCGTGACCGCGACGCGTCACTAAACAAGTTGACTAACGAGCTTTCCAAGCTCAATCAGTCACAGCAAGCTAATAGCAATTCAAGTAGCGATGATCGGTTCTGGAAGCCTACTGTTGATAAAGCTGGTAACGGTCAAGCAATCATTCGTTTTCTTCCACCACCTGTAAACGAAGACATGCCTTTTGTTCGCCTTTGGGATCATGGCTTTCAAGGTCCTGGTGGTTGGTATATCGAGAAGTCTCTAACGACTCTTAGTGAGAAAGATCCAGTATCTGAACTTAATACTCGTCTTTGGAACTCTGGAGTAGAGTCAGATAAGGAACTTGTTCGTAAGCAGAAGCGTCGCCTGCATTACATCTCAAATATTTACGTTATCAAGGATCCAGCTAACCCTGATACTGAAGGTAAGGTATTTCTGTTTCAGTATGGAAAGAAGATCTTCGATAAGATTTCCGATGCAATGAACCCTGAGTTTGACGGCGAAGAGAAGATCAATCCTTTTGACTTCTGGGAAGGCGCTAACTTCAAGCTTCGTATTCGTCAGGTAGAAGGTTATCGTAACTACGATAAGTCTGAGTTTGATTCTAAGCGTGTATTAGCCGCTGATGATGAGATGGAAAATATCTGGAAGAAGCAGCACTCATTGAATGAGTTCCTTGATCGTAAGAACTTCAAGACTTATGATGAGTTGAAGGCTCGTTTGGATAAGGCTCTTGGTCTTACTTCACAGCCAGTGCAACCTCATACTCAGCGTGCAGCTGATGTATCTCCTCCTTGGGATAATAGTTCAGCTGCACCTGCTGCAAGTAGTACATCTACTGAAGCAGAAGATGAGGATATCAGCTTCTTTAAGCGTCTAGCTAGCGATTAACGCGCTGCAGGAGATGCGGCTTCTGCAGGCCTTATTGGTTGCGAAGGCAAGGCCGGGGCTGCAGATCTAAATAATCTACTAAAGAAGTTACCCGCTCCTCCACCTTGTTGTCCTGCTGCAGCAGCGGGTGCAGCTGCGGGAGGAGCGGCTTGATTGTTTATAATAATATTATTTGGTTGATTGGCGTTTTGAGTAATAGTGCGCGATCTATCATCTACAGGTTCAGCAGGCTGCGGTCTTTCCATAAAAGACATCTCAGCATCCATGCTACGTCCTATTGCCGCACCCGTTCTATCTTGAGGTGAAAATCTTTGTATAATTTCCGGACTCACGGGGACTAGTCCTTGTCGAGTTCTAATACTAATAGGTACATTGTCACTGTTTAGAGTAGCTCCTAGAACATTAAATCTAGGGATATTCATTGCCGCACCTACTTCGTCAATTCTATCTTTCAACTCGCCTTGAACCCTACCTGGTCCTTGCATATCTACATTTCTGGTAGCTGATCGCGCAGCTGCTGCCT